GTAATTGTGTTGGCTGCAAAGTTACCAGCAGAGTCACGGGCTACTAATGTACTAGCCGAGTTGGCTGTATTTGCATTGCTGGTCAGCGTCACTGCGCCTACAGTGGTATTGACGCTGATACCTGTGCCTGATGTTGCTAGTGTGGCTACGCCAGCGTGAGTGTGATCTGCACGAGCCCAACGTGTGCCAGTTCCTACTGCACCAGTTCCACCAATTGCTGTTGGTGTTGCTGAACTTGCTTGCCCAATTACATAAGCAGTTGTAGCCACCTGGTTTGTGTTGGTGTCTGCTGCTGCATTGGCTGCTGTAACAATGTTGGTAAATGCAGCATTGTTGGCGGTTACATTGCCGCTAGCACTAACGCTTGCTCCATTGATAGCAGCGGTTGACAAAATATTGCCACCACTGATATTAGCTGTGGCTGTGATGTTGCCTGTGGCTGTGATTAAACCTGCTGTGGCAATATTGCCACCAGTAACGTTGCCAGTGGTGCTAATTGCACCACCACCAGTTATTGATCCAGTGGTTGCCAAATTGCCACCAGTCACTGTTCCGCTGGCACTGATAGTTGTAGCACCCGTGATTGCACCAGTTAGTGCAAGGCTAGCAGCATTGACTGCACCTACTGCACTGACCAAGCCGCTTGTGACAATATTGCCACCATTGATATTACCTGTAGCTGTGATTAAGCCTGCTGTGGTAATATTGCCACCAGTGACGTTGGCCGCTGAAACAATGTTGCCAGTTGCTGTTATTCTTCCGACTGTTGCTACATTGCCACCTGTGATATTGCCAGTAGCTGTAATCAAGCCGCCTGTAGCAATATTACCACCTGTGATGTTGCCTGTAGCACTAGCTACGCCAGTTACATAAACGCCGTCTGCTGCGGCCACTAAAACGTTGGCCACACTGTTGACTTGAATAGTAACGTTAGAGTTAGCAATCACTCTAACATTGGATGCGCCGTTGCTAATACTACTGGTGTCAATTCCAGTTAGCAATGCACCGTTACCAAGAATATAGTTGCCAACAATGTTGCCCACTGCACTAACACGACCAGCAGTGACAATGTTTCCGCCTGTAATGTTGCCTGTGGCTGAGACTGATGCGTTAGCAACTACATTGGCAGTAATGATGTTGCCGCCTGTAACGTTTCCAGTTGCACTAAAAAGTCCACCAGTCAATATATTGTCGCCAGTGATGTTACCACCGGCTGCTATGTTGCCTGTTGCAGCAATTTCACCAGTGGTACGAAGATTACCACCTTCAATATTGCCTACAGCTACAATTATCCCACCTGAGCTGATGTTGCCACCAGTAATGTTGCCCACTGCGCTGATTTGTGCGCCTGAGCTGATGTTGCCGCCTGAAATGTTTGCTGCACTTGCAATGTTGCCGGTGGCAGTAATCAATCCACCAGTTTGAATGTTTGCTCCAATAACATTTCCTGCCGCACTGATATTAGCTGATGCAGTTACAACGCCAGTAACTGCTAGGCCTGTAGAACTAACAACACCAACGGTGGCGTTGTTAACGTTGGCCACAATGTTGCCGTTGGGGCTAGCAATGACTACTCTGGTATTGCTGTTGAAAATTTGTGTAGAGTCTACAGAAATTCCTGTGAGTTGGCTACCATTACCTATGAAATATGTTCCTGCAACGTTGCCAATTGATTGAAGATTTCCAGCAACTATGTTGGCATAGGCAAAACTGGGATCGTTTGTGGCCACTGTGGTAGTTGGCTCTGTTAGTAGGTTTGCAAAAAATTTGTACTGTCCGTCAGTTACATCGCGAAAGTATCCTGTATATCGAGTGTTGGCACCATCAAAATATTGAGCAACAATACCTGTGTCAAATGTATCACCTGGGTTGTTGTTGGCCAAAAAGATAAAAGGATCTGTTACATCTAGGCTATCTGTGCCTGTAGTAGTAAATGTTCCATTGACTGTGAAGTCACCAACTACCACAATGTTTCCACCAACGTTGACGTTGGATGCAACTCCTAGGCCGCCTGAAATGATCATTGCGCCTGTACCAATGTTTCCACTTTGTGTAGTGTCTGTGATTCGCACTTGGCCATTAGTGTTGATGTTGCCACTTACACCCAGTCCGCCATTGAGTGTAAGTGCTCCTGTGACGTTGCTGGTACTGGCAGCATTGGCATTGAATGTGGCTTTATCTACGCCAGCAATAGTCACAGTCATTGACGTTGCATTTCCCCAATACAGGCCCGAGTTGTTGGCTGCTAAACTTACAACGCTAGGAGCGCCTTCGGTTCCTGCTGGAAAAGCAGTGGCCTGCAGGTCTAGAGTGTTTAGAGCGCCGCCTTGAAAAGTAACAGTGATGTTGTTGACGCCGGCTCCTGGTGCCGAAGTAAACAACAGTGTGGTACCTTCAGCTTCATAATCTACACCAGGACGTTGAGCTGTGTTGCCAATTAATACAATCAAATCACTGGCACTAGCAACGTTACGACTCAACAAGAATTGTCTAGACGAACCGTTGCCGCTGAACTGCTCAGTGCTGGCATTCAGCAGCGGTACATTTGGGTTGAGACCAATATAACTCATATTATGTGATTTCCAGAATGCTTAGGACTGCATCCAACGAACTGGCTGCACTGCTTTGAACATAGATTTTGTCTCCAGGCAAAAGCACCACTTTTTGGTCGCCGCCAACTGCTACCAAACTAGATCCTGACGATACTGGAGCGTTTGCAGTGACATAAGTGTTGGCCGAGCCATCGTCAATAAAAACGTTGGCAGCTATGGAACTGCCTGTTTTGTTTGTAACAGTCAAGCCAACAACTACAACCGTGGTGTTGGCCGCTACAGTATAGCCGCCAACAGCGATTGCTGAAGTTCCAATGTTTTGACTGAGTTTTCTTGTAAAAGTGTTTGCCATTTCGTTTTATCCTAATGCTATCGACAGCGCAATCGCGTCATCTACTGTTGCAGCTCTCTGGTTATTGATATTTACCACTCCTGAAACAGACAAGTTAGCAGCAGTTATATTACCAGTAGCCGACACCTGTCCGCCTGTTGTGATATTTCCGCCACGCACATTGCCAGTTGCTGTTACTATACCACCAGTTGTGACGTTGCCACCAGTAACGTTTCCTGTAGCAATCACATTGCCCACCGCACTAACCAACCCACCGGTTGCAATGTTGCCACCGGTGATGTTACCTGTAGCAGTAATCAATCCACCAGTTGTAATATTGCCACCAGTGATATTACCAGTCACTGAATGTGTTGTTGCTACAGTTAGTGCATTGATATTGCCTGTGCCAGTGATCAACAGGTTGGCACCAGTTATGTTACCCACTGCGCTTATCACGCCTGTGCTATTAACAAACGATGCTGTTACCCCGCCTGTGACAGCAAGATTACTCAACACATTGCCAGTTAAGCTCAATCCTGCAGCATTTAAGTTTCCACCAGTGATATTTCCAGTAGCTGTAATCAAGCCTGCTGTACCAATGTTAGCACCGTTGATGTTGCCAACAGCAGTAACAAAACCGCCTGTGACTAAATTGCCGCCAATGACGTTGCCTGTAGCCAACACAAAACTTGTGGAAGTCAGGCTCAATCCTGTGATTTCTTGACTGGCCACAATGTTGCCTGTGGCTGACAAATCAACCGTTGAAATGTTACCACCAGTGATGTTGCCTGTAGCTGAAACACTGCCTGCAGTTCTGATGTTGCCGCCGTTGATGTTGCCAGAGTTGGTTGTTATGTTGCCTGTAGCTGTAATACTGCCAGCAGCGGTTATGTTTCCACCGTTGCCAGTGTTGATAGCACCACCTACAGTAAGTGCGTTACCAGCTTTATCAAACACAAAACCACTGGTTCCTGCTAACACACCGCTGTCATTGAATGCTACTTGTGTATTAGAAGTTGACAGTACCAATGTACCAACAATGTTGTTGGCTGTGATGTTGCCTGTGGCACTGATTGCGCCAGCAGTGCTGATGTTGCCACCTGTAATATTTCCAGCAGCACTAACCAATCCGCCTGTAGTAACGTTGCCACCGTTGATGTTGCCTGTTGCTGAAACATTGCCACTAGCGAACACAAAACCACCAGTAATCAAGTTACCGCCAAGTACGTTGCCTGTAACCAGCGCAATACCACCTGTGTTTAAGTTGCCAGCTGTAAAATCTGCTGTTACTACAGTGTTGCCAACAATGTCTACAGTTCCAGCAACGTTGATATTGCCTGAAGCAGTAACATCTTTAGCACTGACTAGTCCTGCTGTGCTGATGTTACCGCCTGTAACGTTACCAACAACTGACAGGCGTCCTGCTGTGCTGATGTTACCACCAGCAATGTTGGCAGAACTGGTGATGTTGCCTGTAGCGGTGATCAGACCTGCTGTAACAATGTTGGCACCAGTTACGTTTCCGCCTGCTGTAATCAATCCACCTGTGATAACATTAGCACCTGTGATGTTGCCAGCTGCTGACATAGTGGTGCCAGCTTCTACTCTGCCAGTAGCAAGCAGTGCTCCAACATTGACAAAATTAACTACGTCTATGTTGCCACCAGGTACTCTGATGTTTCCAGCAGTGATGTTGCCTGTGGCTGTGATTACACCTGTGGTGCTGATATTGCCACCACTGATATTGGCTTCAGTTGTAATATTGCCTGTAGCGGTGATCAGGCCTGCTGTACCAATATTAGCACCGTTGATGTTGCCAACTGCGGTAACAAAACCACCTGTGATCAAGTTACCACCTGTTACATTACCTGTGGCTGTTACAACTCCTGCGGATTCAAGATTACCAGATACTGTATTACCAGTTACACTTAGTGAAGCTAGAGTACCAACTCCAGTTGCTACAACTCCAGTCAACTGACTACCATTACCAACAAAGAACGGTGCTGTAACATTGCCAGTAACATTCAATGCTGATGTGATGTTGCCGCTCAGGCTCAATGTTGCTGCTGAAATGCCAGTGGTAATCAAGTTACCGCTGCTGACATTGGCTGTGGTAACGACGTTGCTAGTTAGGTTCAATGCACCGATTACGTTGCCACTCAAACTCAGTCCAGTAGCATTTAGATTACCACCATCTACGTTACCAGTTACGCTCAACGAACCCAGTGTGCCTACACTGGTAATATTGGTTTGTGCTGCTGTCAGCAAGGTACCCACAATGCTTGTACCACTTAGGTTACCGCCTGTAATGTTGCCAAATGCGCTGACCACTCCCAAAGTGGTTATGTTTGCGCCAGTAACATTAGCAGCACTAACAATGTTGCCTTGTGCAGAAACGATGCCATTGGTATTGATGTTACCACCGGTGATATTGCCTGTGGCACTTACTCGACCCACAGAGTCAACGTTGCCACCTGTAACTGTGCCAGTAACATTGAGCGCTGAAGTTACATTTCCTGTCAAACTCAAAGACTGGCCGGCCACTGTGCCAGCAGTAACAATATTACCGCCTGTAATATTACCTGTGCCACTGATTGTACCACTTGTGGCCAGGTTGCCACCTGTTACGGTGCCTGTGGCACTGACTGTGGTTGCGTTTACCGCTGTGGTGTTGACATTGCCGCCTACAAGGTTACCTGTAGCGCTCACTGCACCGCCAGTAAACAAGTTGCCACCTGTGACCGATCCAGTTAGTGTTGCACTTGCACCTGAAATTGTGCCACCTACATTGAGGTTGGCTGCACTGGCATTACCGCTGATACTGGCAGTACCTGAAATTATGTTGCCACTAGAAATGTTGGCAGTAGTTGTTATGTTGCCAGTTACAGACAACTGTCCACCAGTGGACAAGTTGCCGCCAGTGATGTTGCCTGTGGCACTGACAGTTGTGGCCCCTACTAGATTGCTTTCCAGATTGCCAACTACAAATGTGCCATAGGAGTTCACTGTGACTACTTCGTTGGCAACACTAACATCAACTGCTGCAAACAGCTTGTCGTTTAGTGTGTCTAAACCAACAAACGCTTGTTTTTCTGCTGTGTCGTAATACCAAAGATCAATACCTCGGTCTTTGCCGTCGTTGGCTACCAGTGGTGTTCCGTTGGGTCCACGACCCATTTCAATGATAGGATCTTCAACTGCCAGCGTTGACACGTTGACATAACTGATGTTGCCGTTGACTGCTAGGTCGCCACCGATGACCACGTTGCCTGTGGTGCTCAAACTTGCTGCTGTCACTGCCGCGTTGGAAGTAATGCCACCAGTAGCTGTGATCAATCCTGCTGTGACAAAATTACCTGATACTGTGTTGCCAGTTACACTCAGTGATGATAAGGTACCAATATCTGTGGCTACTACACCTGTGAGTTGGCTACCGTTACCAACAAAGAAAGGTGCTGTAACGTTGCCAGTGACATTCAAAGGCGATATCACATTACCGCTGAGACTGATGCCAGTACCAAAATAGTAATCTGCTTGCACGTTGCCGGTTGAGCTTAGTGCTGCGCCTGTAACAGTGCCTGTAGCAGAAACGTTGCCCGACGCAGCCAGTCCAGAAGTGTTGATATTACCGCCAGTAATATTAGCTGTGGTTGTGATAGCGCTGGTTGTGTTGATAGCACTCAACACATTGCCACTCAGACTCAATGCGCCAGTGTTGACATTGCCGCCTGAGATATTGCCTGTGGCTATTACTGTACCTGAAACGCTGACATTACCACCTGTGATGTTACCAGCTGTGTTGACGCCGCCTGTGGAACTCAACAATCCTGCTGTGTTGATGTTACCACCAGTGATGTTGCCTGTGGCTGTGATCAATCCACCTGTGGCAACGTTGCCACCTGTGATGTTGCCTGCAGCGCTAGCGGTGCCACCAGTGGCCAAGTTGCCACCAGTTACTGTTCCAGTTACACTGAGTGCGCCCAGTGTACCAACTGTGGTAATACCAGGTTGGCTGGCTGTGTTCAATGTACCAGTTACAAATGTACCAGTTAAGTTACCTGCTAGCAAGTTACCAACAATGGTTGCTCCACCTGAGTGGAATGTTGCAACAGTAGTTCCTGCTACACCAACTGTAGTATTAGCATTAGCTGCAACTGTGACATTGGATGTTCCGTTTACAATACTGGTTGGTGTGCCACCTCCGCCAGATATACCGGTCAGCAAACTACCATTACCAATAAAGAATGTGGCAGCAATGTTTCCTGCTGATGTAATGTTGCCAGTTGCTGATACTATACCACCTGTAGTAACATTGCCGCCAACGACGTTACCAGTGGCACTTAATGTTACACCAGTAATTACGTTGGCGCCAGAAATGTTGCCACCTGATCCTGCGGTAATAATATTGCCGCCAGTGATGTTGGCGGTAGTTGTGATATTGGCAGTGGTATTGATTGCGCTGACAACGTTGCCGCTCAAACTCAAACCTGTGGCATTTAGGTTGCCACCATTGATGTTGCCTGTGGCAGTAATGAGACCTGCTGTGGTTATGTTTCCACCTGTGACGTTGCCAGTAGCTGTGATCAATCCACCTGTACGTAAATTGCCACCATCAATGTTGCCAGTAGCGCTGACTGTTACACCTTGTACTAGAGCTGCGGATATTAAATTGCCGCCACGAACGTTTCCTGTAGCACTAACCAATCCACCTGTGTTAATATTACCACCAGTAATGTTGGCAGTTGACAATATTGGATTAGAACCAAGTGCAGCCAAGTTAGCAACAACGTTAGCATTGCCGTATGTTGCTGCCAGGCCAGTTAGCAAACTACCATTACCAATGAAGAATCCACCTGCAATGTTGGCAGTGGTTGTGATGTTGGCAGTAGTATTGATTGCACTTACAACGTTGCCACTCAGGCTCAGGCCTGTGGCATTTAGGTTACCGCCTGTGATGTTGCCAGTAACACCTAGTGAAGTTAATGTTCCAACACTGGTAATATTTGGTTGTGCGGCTGTACTCAAAGTACCTGCAATACCAGTAGCACTGATGTTGCCTGCGGCAATGTTGCCTGCGGCACTGATATTAGCAGTTGATATTAAATTACCACCTGAAATGTTGGAGGTGGTTGTGATGTTGGCAGTAGTATTGATTGCACTTACAACGTTGCCACTTAGACTCAGTCCTGTGGCATTTAAGTTTCCGCCTGTAATGTTACCAGTTACTGAAACTGTAACACCAGTATGTGTTGTAGCATTGACGTTTGCACCGCCTAAAATATTACCGCCGGTGATATTTCCTGCGGCGCTGATCAAACCAGCGGTAGTTACGTTGCCAGCAATAACGTTGCCTTGAGCACTGACACTACCCAACACAGCTAATACGTTAGAATCTTTGTTGTAGGTCAGGCCGCCAACTGCATCAACGTTGCCATTGGTGTTGAACAGCACTTGTGTGTTGGCTCCAGGCACCACAATGTTACCAGTGATGTTGCCAGCAAAGTTACCAACAAAGAATCCATCAGTTACAATGTTGCCTATTGCACTTACACGACCTTGTGTGGTCAAATTACCACCAGCAACGTTGCCAGTGGCAGTAACGCTGGCTGGTAAGAAAGCGCCAGTTAGGCTCAAATTTCCACCAGCAATATTTGCTGTTGTAGTGATATTACCTGTTGCACTTATTTGGCCAGCGGATATGACGTTACCAGTTGCACTTAACGTATCAGCAGTTATACTACTAAATCCACTAATGCTTGGTGAAGGACTTGCACCCGATCCTCTAAGTGATGTTAAAGGCGGCATTATAATATTACCAGGAACCGTTAAGTTACCGGTGTTGTCAAAGAACAGATTGCCACCGTTGGTTTCTAAACGTATGCCGTTGCCAAGACTGAATTTGTTGACAATGGCCACTTGCTCGTTGCCAAAAGAAGCACTTGGCAAACTGATATAGCCTTCGCCTGACCCAGATCCTTCTACGATCAACGGAGCACTGTTGTCGCCACTGATATTTCCTGGAACAAACAAGGTGCCGTCATTGTTAAATGTCCAGTATGGTGCGGTGTTGCTGGCCGCATCGGCAACAATTTGTAACTTTACATCGGCTTCTAATGAGGTGATATTTCCTATATTGCCAATGTTCAACCAATCTGTACTGACATTACCACTAGTGGTCAAGTTGCCGCCGCGCACATTGCCTGTGGCCGATACCAAACCAGCTGTGTTGATGTTACCACCAACAACGTTGCCTACTACACTAAACGGAACGTTTTGTACCAGGACACGAGTTTGCTCTACCACAAGATTGTTGTTTCCACCAGCACCGATGTTGACTCCAGAAGAATCTCGAGCACTGATGTTTACTACATCAAGATTTACGGCTTGAATACTTGAAATATTTGCGCCCGAAGCATTGATATCGCCAGCGTTAACATTACCAGTTGTGACAATGTTGGCTGTGTTGGTGCCCGAAGCCAGATATGTTGATACATCTGCATTGCTGTAGCCAGCAGGCAAGCCAGTTAGTTGACTACCATTACCAATAAAGTAGTTGGCAGCAATATTGGCAGTAGTTGTAATATTAGCTGCACTAACAAGAGCACTAACAACGTTGCCACTTAAACTCAAACCTGTGGCATTCAAATTACCACCAGTGATATTGCCTGTAGCTGTGATCAAACCTGTGGTTGTAACGTTACCACCGGTTATGTTTCCAGTTGTAACAACATTGGCTGTATTGGTTCCGCTAGCCAGGTAATTTGCCACATCTGCATTGCCGTAACTAGCAGCGATGCCTGTTAGGAAAGCACCGTTGCCCAGAATAAATTGACCACTGATGTTGGCTGTAGTAGTAACATTGCCTTGCAATGCTGCCAAGTTGCCTGTGTATGTAGGCAAGTAAGCTGCCACGTTGGCATTGCTATAGTTGCCAGCGGCTATTCCAGTAAGCTGACTACCGTTACCAATAAAGTAGTTGGCAGCGATATTGGCCGAAGTATTAACGTTGCCAGGAGCAGTCAAATTACCATTTGATTCAAAAGTCCATTGATAGGTACCATCTTGACTACGTATAGAGACTTGTCCGTCACCTGTGATACTGAGATCTGTAGGGCTGGTTTGCACTATACCAGCATTGGCCCAGGTTAGACTACCACCAGTGATACCCACGTTACCAGCGGTAACATTACCTGTGGTTGATATTGTATTGCTGCCAAATGCGCCCAACAGAGTGACCACGTTTGAGTTGCCATAGGGTGTGATGGTTCCAGACCCAGTCAGAACAGTTGTCTGTCCTGACTCATTGGTCAATATGATAGAAGTTGCATTGGCACTGATTGAAGCATTGCCAAGAAAAATTGTACCGTTGGCTAGGAACAAGTCATTGAATGCGTTAGATGGGCTACCAATGTTCTTGGATACGTTGCCTGTGGGCAGCAGGTTTCCTGAAATTGTCAGGTCTGTTTTGGAGAAAACTGCCACGTTGCCAATGCCATCAACACTGACGGTTACGTTGGCTCCTGATCCGCCAATACTGACATTAGATGTTCCATTAGTGATAGCAGCGCCTGCTGAGGCCACAATTCCTGTGAGTGCAGCACCGTTACCGACAAAATATGTAGCAGTGACGTTACCACTCGCGGTTATGTTTGCCGCCTGGATATTACCTGATGCGCTTATGCCTGTGGTGCCGTCGAGTTCGATTGCCATTTATTCAGTCCTTTAATCTTATATTTATGGTACCACATTGAATGTTGATGAGCTGGGTACTGTGATTTGCAATCCGCTGGGGATTGTAAGGGGGCTTACCATCATTGCTGACACGTTGGCTTGAACGGCAATGTTGGCAGAAAGTGTGCGAGGAGTTGCAATCACACCATTGACAAACAACGAAGTTTGGCTTACTGTGACCACATTGCCTCTGCCGTTGATGCCAATAGTTACGTTGCCATTGGCTGTAGAAATTGCCACATTGGATGTGCCGTTGACGATGGCTTGGCCGTTTCCAGATCCGCCACTGATACCAGTCAGTAAGGCACCGTTACCCACAAAGTAGCCAGCATAGATAGTGTCAAATCTCAGAGTAGGGGTACCAATATCGTACACATTGTCAATGCTGGGCAGCACCGCAGCGTTGGCTTGAATCACACCAATGCCGTTGGGCTTGAGCACAATGTTAGTATTTGTGGTTGTTGTGGTGATTGTGTTGTTGGCAATCCGAACATTGCTGCCAACTGGGCCGGCCGTGTAGATTTCTGTAAAGTTAGAATTTACAGCTTCAAACGCTGAGCGTAACGGTTCGCCGGTGCCATCGTTGGCTGCGGCGCCAACATCAATGATCTGTTGTGTCATGTAGAATCAAGTCCTCTGGTTGTATTTACCAAAACACTTTAACTACAAATTCAGCAAAAACTGCGTTTACGGTGTCAAGAAGTTAGATTCTGCCCACCACAACTTCGATTGTGCCTTCTATGCCATCAAAGTTTTCCAAAGCTTTACCAAGCACCGCGCCCACTGGAGGATCTTCACAGGCTTGGGCTCGCCCGTTGCCAGCTGATATCATCATGTCGCCTTTGCGTACAGTGCCGACTACTCGGCAAGGCACACGACCTTGTAAGGCAACTACAACTGTGTGGTCTGATTCAAGTCCAGCATTCATCAAGTAACTGGGGTTAGCAGATACTACCCCAGCAATTTTGCGATCTGTGTTGACTGCACTGATAGTGACTTCTGCTGTGCCGCCAAAGCTAACCACAGTACCTGGCTCATAGTCAGCATCAGCTGAGTACTTTTCTGCCAAGTCAGCGTATAGTGCTGTGGTTGCAGTAGCAAATACTTGATTGAAGTAGTTGCTGCTGGATCCAATATTGCCTACAGCATTGGATCCAGTTTTAGCAATGCTTGACAAACTGGCCAGGCCAGCTGTAATCAAGTTACCGCCCACAATGTTGCCAGTAACACTCAATGAACCCAATGTACCTACTGATGTAATGTTGGTTTGTGCTGCTGTGGTTAATGTACCTACAATACTGGTTCCACTTAGATTGCCTGACGTAACGTTTCCAGTAACACTCAATGAACCCAATGTACCTACTGATGTAATGTTGGTTTGTGCTGCTGTGGTTAATGTACCCACAATACTGGTTCCACTTAGATTTCCGCCAGTGATGTTTCCAGTTACTGAAACCGTAGTACCTGTATGCGTTGTAGCATTTACGTTGGCTCCTCCCAAAATGTTGCCACCGGTGATGTTACCACTTACGCTTATTGTAGTACCAGTAAACAAACTTGCGTTGACGTTGGCTCCACCTAAAATGTTGCCGCCTGTGATGTTGCCTGTGGCACTGATTGCAGCCGTGGTAACAATATTTCCTGTAGCACTGACGTTGCCTGGAGTGGTCAAGTTGCTGCCACGAATGTTGCCTGTGGCACTGACTACGCCGCCAGTGTTGACATTGCCGCCTACAATGTTACCGCTTACGCTTAGACTGCTCAATATGCCTACTGACGTGATGTTGGGTTGTGCAGCATCAGTTATCGTGGCTGCTGTGCCGCTGGCATTGCCGCTGATATTGATGGTATATGATCCACTCAAACGGTCTGCTGGCACTGTGCCTGAAGTTAAACTACTTGCGTTTGCGTTACCAATCACAGTAACAAAATTACCAATACCAGCATTGACGTTGCCACCGTTGACGTTACCAGTAGCACTCACAATCCCTGCTGTATTAACATTACTACCAACAATATTACCTGTGGCGCTGGCATTGCCTGTAACACTGATACCAGTGGTGGACATTACCAAAATATTTCCTACTGAATTAATAGTAGCAAAAATGTTACCGTTAGGGCCAGCAACTGCCATGATTGTAGTGCCGTTGGTAATCTGACTAGTAGTAACGTTTGAAATAGCTGTAACGTTGCTCAAGAATCCGCCGTCGCCTACAAAAAATGCGCCGGTTGTGATGTTGCCTGTGGCTGTGATTAATCCACCAGTTGTTATGCTACCGCCAGTGACTGCGCCAACTGCTGTAACCGATCCACTGGTTACCAAATTTGATCCAGTAACGTTGCCTGCTGCACTGACGTTGCTGCTGGCGTTGATTACGCTGGTGGTTATGATGTTGCCAATACTGATATTGTTAGCTGTTACATTGCCTTGAGTAATTAACTGATCTTGTGCAAACAAACTGCCGTTGCTGCTGATATTGCCAGTAGCAGTAATAGCACCGTCACTGACCAAATTGCCTCCACGGACGTTGCCTGTGGTACTAATACCAGCGGCGCCAGCAGTAACTGATCCTGTGGTGTTTATGTTGCCTCCACCAATATTGCCTGTGACAGTGAGCAAGCCGCTAGTGATCAAATTAGCACCTGTGATGTTGCCTGTGGCTGTGATCAAACCTGCTGTGCCAATGTTGCCGCCTGAAATGTTGGCAGCAATTGTGGTGTCACCGCTGACATATGCTGTGCCAGTAACGCCAAATGTGGTGTTGGGAGCAGTGTTAGCAATACCCACGTTACCAGTGTGCAGCACAGTGACTCTAGCCACTTGACTGCCTGGAGTGCCAGTAAAAATTTGTACGTTGCTGTTGCCGCCTGTGTCAACCAGCGTTGCTCGCATTGATGCACTGACTCCTGGTGCGGTAAGGTCATTAGTGAACCACTCAACTGCACCCAATATTTGACCAGCAACACCTGTGGTGTCTGTGTCCTGAAATCTTATTGTAGGCTGGCCTGCACTGGCATCCCGTTGAATTGTGATATTGCCTGTGGTATTAACGTTGCCAAACGAAACGTTGGCCGCTACAACTCCTGTCACAGTCAAATTGCCAATAGTGGCATTGCCCGAAATGCTGGTGTTGCCTGAAATAGCAAGTCCAGTGGATGAAAACACTGCTACGTTTGATGTTCCGCCAACAGTGATGTTGGCGTTGCCGCTGGCTGTGGGAATCTCAATACTGGTAGTTCCGTTGAACAGTTTATCGCCTGAAATGTTGCCCGAAAGTGTAGCGTTGCCAGTGACTGTGAAATTTCCGTCTACCACAACCGTGACAGCGTTGGCCACATTGCCAGCAAAAGTAATGGTATTTGCACCCAGGGTTTGTATTGTATAATCGCCGTTAACACGCTTGTAGGTAGACATTTAGAGATCCTTTGTGTTATTTATACGGTTTTGAAAGTCCTCCATGCTCATGGTTCTAAAATTACGAACGTCAGAGAAATCTTGAACTGGGGCGGTAGTAATTCCCATCACACGCACAAATGCAATTGTAGAAAAATCACGCATAATCTGCGTCAACTGTCGGGCCCAGTTGCCAGTAAAAGTAGGCTGTGCTGAACTCTTTTTGTAGAATTCTGTGTCGGCATACACGTTGTTGAAATGGTTGTTGACTGGACCCATGTCAAACCCCACCAAGTAAATCACCACAGCACCGTCTAGTGCTGCAATACTAGCAGCAATAGGTCCTGAACTGTAACCATAGTATTTTTGTGGCACAGGATTTGCACCGCTGCCGGGCACAGGACGACGAGTGTAAAATCTATTGTTTTGAGGGTATCCTGAATCTTGTATTCTGGTGCTGATGGGTTTGTCTGTACTGACCAGCACATCAGGCACAAAATCTCTGTACAGTGCATTGCACCCGTAGATCTGTCCCAAGTGACGTAGGTTGTTTAAATCAACTTGCTGACGGCTTACTCCGTTACCCAATACAAATGCTCTGCTCATAAAAAATCCCCCCAGTAGTTAGCCAGGAGGATCGATCTAGATGTTAAAAGATCAAGAAGTAACGTTGTCAACAATAACCACGTCTAGCAAGTTCTGTTGTCCAGTTACGTTGTTGGCAGCAGTTGTACCAGATTTGATAACTGTACCTTCGTCTGTGAAAAAGTTGGCAGAGAAACGAACATCGTTAGTCACTTCAGCCTGTGTGAATCCTGAACCACCTGCAAAGTCCAACAAGAATTTGTTGGTCAACTTGCTGATTGGAGTTGCTGTAGAATCATTGTTGGTATAGGTAATAGCCATCAAACCAGCTGCTGGAGTTGTGTCGTTGTCCAGCACACAAACGCCAACAAGATTGGCAGTACCTGTACCAGCACCAACATCAGCTGTACAAGTAAAAATAGTACCAACACCAAAGTTAGCAGGAGCACCTACTGCTACCCAGTTTGTTGTTCCAACTGAAGTAATAATGTATGAATTACCAACCACTAGATCTTCATCAGCAATGCTGGTCACGCTGCCAACCAAATACTTGCGGCTACCCTTCTGACGGATGATATAACCTTGTGCTACACCAGCTCCTGATCCTGAAGCCAACTGAATGTTGACAATTACGTCAACACGGGGATTAGTTGTGCTAGGTGCATCTGTAGGGGCTGCACCACCAACTACGCCCAAATATTGTGCGTTGGTCAGTGTGTTGCCGGTGTTGACCACAGGATTAGTCAAGCTGCCAAAGTTAGGAAAGCCTAGATCAACACCAACACTGGCACCACCATTACCGGAACCGGTAGATATTTTTTGAATTTTTAGAGGACGACCCATTTTGTTTTCTCCTTAAAGAAGTCCGATGCGGGTTCTAGCCGCTACGCTGTGGGTAGTTAGTCCCAGCATAAAACACAGAATTGTGTTAGCTGGTATTTATGAAAATCTGTACACAAACTGGAACTGCGTTAAATATTTTCGTGGACACAAATCAACTCATAGATCAAGGCAATCAACACAGATCCTGTAATCAGCCTGAAGAGGCCCTAAAATGCTACGCCTTGGCATTTGCGCAGGATAGATCATCATCAGCAGCTTTCAACAACTACGGCAATGTGTTGCGAGAAGTTGGAGAACCACAAGCGGCTTTGCCGTTTTTGGAACGAGCAATACAACTAGAACCCCGGAACGTCACTGCACGTTTCAATCTTGCTGTGGCACACTTGCTGGCTGGTGATTATGCTCGTGGATGGCCAGCTTACGAAACTCGCTGGGATTACGAACACCTAGCCGGTAGCATGCCGCCATTTTCACAACCGCGTTGGACTGGGCAAGATCTCCAGGGCAAAACCATCCTAGTAGTGGGAGAACAAGGTCACGGAGACAACATTCAGTTCGTGCGTTTTGTGTACAACTTGCATGTGATGGGTGCTGAAATTATCTTGCAGGTCACTGATGGCTTGGTTCCGTTGTTGAGTAACAGCAACATCATCAAGCGAGTGTCAGGCTACGACTACACTGTAAGTGACTTTGACTACTGGGTGCCTATTATGAGCATCCCGGGAGTGTTGGGCGTAACTTTGGACAACATGCCCAGACCTGTGAGCTATCTAAACGCCGACCCCGGACTGAGTCGTTATTGGCTAGACTATTTTGGTCCAAAGAATCGTATGCGAGTGGGATTCAGCTGGAGCGGTCGTCGAGACAATTGGTTGAATCAACACAAGGGAATGCCGTTTGAACAAATTGTGGCGCTGATTCAGGCTAATCCCCAACACGAGTGGATCAATTTACAGGCTGATTGTACTGCTGAAGAAGAAGCTACGTTGAAAGCCATAGGAGTGCATTGCTTGCCGCCCAACCCCAACATGTGGGCCGACACTGCTGCACAGATCATGCACATGGACGTGGTGATCAGTGTAGATACCGCGGTGGCACACCTGGCCGCAGCATTAGGTAGACCCACATGGATCATGCTGAACTGGTTCAGCACTGACTGGCGTTGGCTGTTGAATCGAGACGATAGCCCTTGGTACAGCACTGCCAGACTGTTTCGTCAACCCGCCATGGGAGATTGGACCAGCGTTGTTAAAAAAGTCAGCCAATACCTCTCGTGGTTCAAGGTATAATATAGTACAATACACATGTATCCAATATAAGATACAATAATAGCAAGGTCGTTAAACTATACTATCCGATCCGCACCACTCCTGAATTGACCCGTCAGGATGTGCGGATTTTTTACGGCCACAAGAAAGCCCCTTTCGGGGCTTCCATTTTACGATTGGTCTACAAACTTCTTGAGTTCTTCAGCCTTGGCAATGATATCCGTACTAGACGGAAAATCAGGCAAGGTTGGAAACGGTTGAGGATTTCGCGGTGCAGTTTCGTTTGCATAAACTTCACGACTGGCGTTCCATTCTTGCAGTTTAGCATCGCGGGTTTGATAGACTGGGGTCAACAAGATTTCGTTGGCCAGTTTGAGAAGTTCGAGACGAATCTCGTAAGGTGTTTTGCTCATGTGTTTCTCCTGTGTGTATGTGTGTTGATCCGGTCCCGCCCCTTGCAGGACAAGATTGCTACACGAGCATGTTTACTTATAGACGTAAATCGCAACCAACAAAAAACCCGCCGAAGCGGGTTTTGTTAAACGTTGTAGTACACAATTTCCCCTGTAGCTGGATTAAAATACAATTGTTTCAATCCAGTTACATCTGTCACTGCCCTGACGTTTCCCAAAAACACATTAGCACCTGTTGCCTGAATGACCTGTGTTAAATTACCGTTGGAATTACCTATGTATATGGTTTGATTTGTTTGGCTCACTACAATTTCGCTAGGGCGAGCATTGCCGTTGTAATTGGCAATGGTTTCTTGAGCATTGTCTTTCATCACAGCACGTGATATGCCGGTTATGTTGTCGTAGGGAGGTGGTGGATTTGCCATGATGTATTATTTATTTGGCCAACAAAAAACCCGCCGAAGCGGGTTTTTCTGCTTTTGAAAAGCCTTGCAGTGATTAGCTGAAAGACAGGTTGGAAACAGCAATTTCTCCAACGTAGTCACCAGCGTTACCGAAGCTGCTAGCAGTGTTTGTCAACTCGATGTATCCATAACGAGTCATGAAGCTCACGACTGGTTCGAATGTTGTTGGGTCAAGAACAACACCGCTGCTCATCAATGGGATGTATGGGCAGTAGAATGCAGGA